CTTACTGGTGCCGATGTAAGTGCAACTGGTAATTACGAACGAGCCAGGCTGCAGTGGTCTGGCAATGAATTACGTTTTGGCACGGAAGTTGGGACGGGAGGAGGCATTCTACGGTCTTTAGGTATTTACCAGGGTACAACTCGGTATCAAATTATTGGCAGCAACTACAACCAGTTTGATAAAGATATCTACATGAGCAATGCAAACATTGTTACAGATACATCGACTGGTTTCAAAATCGGCACAGCCACTACGCAGAAACTGGGCTTTTACAACGCAACTCCCGTAGTTCAGCCCACTACAGCGGTAGGCTCTGCAACAGTTGCAGGAGGCGGTGGCACTGCGGTTGATGACGCAACCACATTTAACGGATATACACTTGCACAGGTTGTGCAAGCTCTGCAAAACCTTGGCATCCTTGCATAACGATTATGGACACTCTTTCTCTTACTCTGACCAACACCCGCGTTATTGACGGGTTGATCTTTGCCGCCAATTCTGCTGGCATGACCCCTGAAGCCTACGCTGAATGGCTTCTAACCAAAGACGGCCACCGCTTTGCTGATGCCAATTCTTATGGTGTCGTTACAAGTGCTGGATTCTTTGCACGCTTCACTCCAACTGAATATGCAGATGTTCTTGCTGCTTCTGTCGATACAGTCGTAGTACCAGAACCAATCGGTGGTGTACCCACCCCTGAACAACAACAAATGTACGACGACGCAGTACTGGCTTACTCCTTGTTGGAGAACCCTACTGCTGAAGATACTGCTATGTATGAAGCAATGGTGGCTAGCTACGAAGCAGCTTCTACTGTCGAAAACCAAGCCGAGATCGATGCCGCCGAAGCACAAAATGCTAAGGCAAATGAAATCAAAGCACTCCTTGATGAACTCACCGCTGCAGAACGTGTAGCACTTGATGACCAACGTGTTACCGACGGTCTTGCATTGCTGGTAAGCCGTGAGTTACTTGGTGCTGAACGACCTGCTGAAATCACTGCGTATGAGCGTCCTTTCCCCCAATTTGCAGAATTTTAAAGGCTGGACCATCACCGCTAATTACTAACCCACTCAACATCAATGTTTCCATTTTAAGTAATAAAAATGATTGAAGTTGCTGTCCCAGCAGTTGTAGCGATTGTAGCTGCTGGGGCTACTTTAACTAATAAAATACACAACAGAATATCTGATGTAGACCGTAGACTTGACACCTTTGAATTACGTGTTGCACAAGATTACGTAGCTAAAACAGACTTAGCTGAAATTACCGATCGTATTGAACAACATATGATCCGCATTGAAAACAAACTCGACAGGATTATTATCAGATGACTACTCTTGTAATTCTTAACTCTCCTATTTTTTGGATTGTAGTGGCTGCTGCTAGTGAAATTATTGCTTTGACACCCCTTAAATCCAATAGCATCGTACAATTGTTTTTACTGCTATTAATGCAGTTAAGCCAAAAAAAGTAAAAATTAAAGAAGCAATAGATCAAGCTATTGTTTTACCAAATTCCCAAGTAGATCCACCCATCTATTTGGGAAATTTACATATCAGAGCACCTTGGTATAAAAATAACGATGAAGAAAAAAGCAACTGAAGATCAATTTAATGAGTTGCATAATCTCGTCACTAAGGAGTTTCTTGCCCGTATTAAATCCGGTGAGGCTTCTACAGCTGATTTAAAAGCAGCTTGTGATTGGTTAAAGACTAATGATATTAGTGGCGTCGCATTTGACGGTAGCCCACTAGATAAACTTGCAGCAGTAATGCCAACTGTTGACCCAGAACTTGTCCAACGGAGGCTATATGGCCCGAAAGTCTAATTATAGTGGTGCTAAATACGCTAACGGTAACTATAAATCATACCAAAAAAAGTATGACTCTAGTGAACTACAGATTAAAAAACGCACTAAACTAAATAAGGAGAATCGTAAACGTGGTACTTATGGTAATGGTGACGGTAAAGATGTTTCACACAGAAAGAATGGCTCTACATTCCTTGAAAAAGCATCTAAAAACCGAGCACGAAAAGGCCGCGCATGACTCCCCTACTTCCTACACCTGATCACTACCTTTACAACTTAATAGCTATGACCTCACCAGAAGCCAAGCGCCTGTGGAGGCGCTCTATTAAGGAACATTTTGACCATACTTGCATTTATTGTGGA